CGGCCGTGAGCATATCTGGATAAAAGGATATGAGGGAGCGAAGATCACAAGCGTTGCTGACGCAACCGATATCGAACGGCTCGGGCTCGATTCCGAGCTTGCCAATGACATCCCGGTCGGCACACAGATAAGCTTCATGGATGTGGCACGGCTTGATCAAGACAAGTTCGAGATCACACACCACACCGATACGGAAGGAACTTCCGAAGCCAAGGCTGTCTTTGCTACCATCAATCCGGATCGCGATGGAACAGGACCTAATGGCTTCCCGATACCAGAGTCGGAAATGACTTCCGAAACTTGTGGTGGAGTCGGAGGCGGTCCCTGCGTATTCCATTTCCAAATGAAACTCAATAATTGGACGAGTTTTCATTCTACAGCCTTTAATCATTATCAGGTGGAGATGTCGTACCAAGATGAGGATGGTTCGTTAGGTACGGCTGCTGCTAGTTCTGCTTTCTTAGGACCGGATGATTGGCAGATTAGCACAACCCCTCCAACCTACGTACACATGAATGCGGCGACAGGACAATTCGATGTTATTATTGTCGCGCCTATGGGTAACGAACAGTCCAATACGAACGGTTTTCGCTTGTACCTAAATGCCGAAACAGACTGGCCCGATCCTGCGGATCTAACTTGTCGGTGGCGTCAAGTCAGTGCTGTTAATCTTTCTTCATTTGGAGGAATGATATTTGATACAATTGGACCTTGGCATAATGTTGCTTTAGATTCTTCAACTACATCAACAAGCACTTGGGTTGCACCCCTTCCGGCTGACGTTTCAGACTCAGTTATAGGGAGTTGTACTACGCCTTGGATTAGCGACTTTCCATTATCATTTACTTTTCCTACACCGCCAAGTTGTAGTGATATCCATCAAGACGGCCTACTAATGACATTAGTTACAAATCTATATGCACGAGCAAGAGGCCATTTCGGTATAGATTGGGCTCATGCTGGATTTACATGGAATTTTGACACTAGTGAAGGTATATGGGGTGAATCCAATCCAGCAATTATCTCAAGTGGAGGCGTGACTTTCACGGCATCGCTTAGTATAGCAATCGGAGGTAATCTCGTATACACTATCACTACGGATGTTCCAGCTCAAATCACTAGACTCGATGCCGATGTAAATATGGTTAGTATAGACATTCGGTCAGGTGCTTCTTGTTTATCAGGATGGACACAATATACTGCCATAGATAATTACGGAAACGTTATGACGGTAGAGGATGAGCCAGCACCTGAAGGATCTAATAGCGCTTCCATTTATGTTCACTTCCCGCAATTTCATGGCAGGAGTACGTCTTAATGCCTACTAGCGGCGAGACGTTATCAGCACTCGCGCTGATTGAGGCGTTCCTCGAAGGCACGACTTTCAACACGTTCGAAGTGTCCAATCAAAATGGCGTTCCAGTTGGGCTTTACATCTTCGAATGGGGGCCGACTACATGGCGCTATACTTCAGCCGATCAGGACATCATTTGGGAGGGAGACACTTTCAAGTCGATCGCTATTCAAGATGATGGCGTGGTGCAAGGCGGTTCTTCGAGCAATGATATGACAATCCATTGCCAAGCGGATCTCCCCGTGGTCGATCTCTTCCGCTCAACGCCTCCAGCCGATTCCATATGGCTAACGGTACGCCGCTTTCATGAGGAAGACAATGCGGCGGTGATCTACTGGAAAGGAACGATCGCCAATTGTCGGAAGGTCGCAGGTGGAGCTGAAGCCGTCATCGCTGGCCAGGCTCTCAGCGCTTCGTTCAATCGAGACGGCCTTCGCTTATGTTGGACTAAGGGCTGTCAGCACATGCTCTATGACAGCGGATGTAGGGTCAATCGAGACGATTTCAAAGTGATCGCGGAAGTTACTTCCAAGACAGGAACGTCAATCACCGTTGATGATTCAGGTCATCCGGTGGGATGGTACGATGGTGGCTTCGTCGAGTGGACCGCAACCGACGAAGGCATGGTCGACCGTCGTGGTATAGAATTATCTATATCTGGCAACGAGTTGCAGCTATTCGGGTTGACCGATAGGGTCGAAGTCGGGATGATGGTGTCATTATTTGCTGGATGTGCTAGAGACGGAGCGACGTGTCTTAACAAATTCAGCAACCATGATAATTACGGAGGCTTTGAGCAGATGACCGAGAAGTCTTTGTATGATGGAACAAGGAATTTTTAGCTATGCCGTTGTGGGCTTGGGCTTTGGTGTCATTGGTTGCAAGCTTCGTGTTGCAATCCGTTCTCGTCAAGCCGCCGAAACCGCAGAAGCCGGCTTCACTGGCCGACTTTGACTTTCCGCAGTCAGATGAAGGCACGCCGCAAGCTGTGTGCTTCGGTGATAATTGGACAGCCGGATGGTTCGTGATGTGGTGGGGAAATCTACGAACCAAGAAGATCAAAGCAGGCGGCAAGAAGTGAAGGTTTACGTCCGTCATATGCGGGCCGCTGGCGTGTGTGTCAAAGGTTCTAGGGAATGGTGCAAAGCCAATAACATCGATTTCCGTGAGTTCGTGCGTGATGGCATAGACGCTGAGATCCTTAAGAGATTAAATGATCCCATAACCAATAGACTTGTTGAGGCAGCGGAGCGCGAAAATGGGGGGTAAAAGCGGTCAAACGATCGGCTACCACTACATCATGAGTACCTTATCAGGTCTCTGCCGGGGACCGATAGATGAACTCTGTGCTATTTCTGCCGATGACAAGAAGGCATGGACAGGTCAAGCCGATGATGGATCTCTCCAAGCGATAAATGTTCCCAAGCTTTTCGGTGGCGAGAAGGAAGAAGGCGGACTTCAAGGTTTGTTTCGCGTGAACATGGGAGCCCCGGATCAAATCATTCCTGGCGCGGAATCCGGTAGCACGATCGGACCCTTGGCCAACTCTGGCAGAAGTCCGCTTTGGTCTCTCACTTTGGCTTTCTTCGGCGGTCCCTATCCTTCAGGCACCTTGCCGGACCTTCGGGCGTTGATTGCGTCGAAGTCCGGTGGCACGGTTTCTCAACTTCGAGGCGTCGTAACCGTTTGGTACGATGGGCTTATTGCTTCGATGAACCCATACCCGAAGCCGTGGAAGTTCCGCCTAAGACGCACGAACAAAGGATGGTGGAACGACGACCCGTTCTATCCGGCCAAGGCTGCGATCTACATAGGAGCTGAGACTGCCGGAGGGGATGATCCTACGACGTACGTCAAGGCTATGAACCCTGCGCATATTTTGTACGAGATTTGCACCAATCCTGAATGGGGACGCGGCATCCCTCGATCCTTTATGAACGATGCTTCGTTCATCTACGCCGCTAACACCCTGTGCGATGAAGGCTTTGGCCTTTGCTTGATGTGGTATCGCAAAGAGCCGATCAAGGACTTCATTCAAACCGTGCTCGATCATGTCGGCGCGACAATGTACGTCGATCGAGAAACCGGATTGATCACAATGCGGATGATCCGTGGTGATTATGATCCGAATACGATTCCTTTGTTCACGCCTAGCACGGGCCTGCTGAGTATCGAAGAAGACACGTCGGCGTCATCGGATGTCACAGTCAGTGAGGTCGTTTGCACAGGTCATGATCCGCGTACAAATAAGGACATTGAAGCACGATCACAGAACATCGCGGCTTGGCAAGCTCAAGGCGTGGCCAATTCTTTGCCGGTATCTTATCCCGGCATTCCGGATAAAGCCTTACTCCAGCGCCTCGCTGATCGGGATCTTAAGATCCATGCGTCAGGACTGAAAAAGTATATCGTACGTCTCGATCGACGTGCTTGGCGTCTTCCTCCTGGCGCGGTTTTCAGGATCTCCGATCCGCGCCGGAATGTGAGTAACGTGATCCTTCGTGCGGCCGAGATCGATGACGGCAAGATGATCGACGGCGTCATTACCGTTAAGACCATGCAGGATGTGTTTAGTCTTGCGAGTACGAGCTACATCACTCCAGTGGAAGGCGGCTGGACTCCGCCTGTCGATTTGCCGGGCGTGATCACGAATTACGATACAATGGAAGCCAGCTACAGAGATGCTAACCGTTTGCTGTCTCCGGCTGATTTTAATACCATTACAGAAGATGACGCTTTCGTGGCAGGTATGGCTGCGCCGACTGACGGCGGATACCAATATGTGTTCAGTGCCAAGGCTGACGGCGAGACCGATTACGGAACGGCTTCACCTTTCGGCTACACACCGACATTCACAATCACATCTACGATCACTCCGCTTGATACGACCTTCACGATCGCCAACGTCATCGGCGAGCCGCCTAGCGTCGGTGAAGCGCTGCGAGTCGGCGACGAGATCATGCGGGTTGACGCAGTCTCCGATCTCGATCTTACCGTTGCGCGCGGCTGCGTCGATACGATCCCTCAAACCCATTCCGTAAATGCCCGTGGATGGTGCATCGATGATGAAATGTCGACCGATGGCCGGACTTATGTAACAGGCGACATCGTTGATAGCCAATTTCAGTCTAAAACGGTTGCAGGGACGCTTTCTGAAACCTTGGCGTCACATGACACAGTCACCATGATCGGTCGCTTTATACGGCCATATCCGCCCGCTGACGTGAAGGTTGACGGTACTTCGATCTATTCGCTTTCCGGTCTCTATACAGAACCTACGATCACGTTCGTCGATCGGAACCGGGTTGCTGAGGCCGATCAGCTTGTGAGCCACACCGAATCAGGGGTTACGGCGGAGGCCGGCACCACGTACAACCTCGTTGTCAAGCTACTCGATAACACAGTTTTGCGGACGGAAGTTATTTCTAGTGGCTGGCAATATGATTCCACCATGCAAACGACAGACGGGAGTCCTGCGGCCGTAAAGATGACGCTGGAGAGTGAGAGAGATGGCTACCCAAGTTGGCAACATTATCAGTTCACCGTTGGCATCACTGTAGACCCCCTGGCCGTTCCCGCATGGGTTGAAGATCTTCGGGCTCCGTCAGGAGATCTCCCGATCATCGCTCTCGACTTCGAGAATGAGCGTTACTGGCGTTCGGACACTAATGCTGAAATTCTCGAATCTGATATGCTCGAACAGAATGATGATTGGGGCTATTATACAGCCGGTCAAGTAGCGCCGGGTCTCGGTTTGACAGATGCCGAGATTGGTACAACAGTTCCCGTAGGCGGACATTACGGTTCATATGGTGTATTCAAATCAGATATCGCTACGCTGATAGGTGATGAAGTTTCTGTGGTAATGAAGCAATCCTGCCCGACTAATACCGGATGGTCCTATTTCTTTTATACTGATCTTCCCGATTATACCGCGCAACGATTTTATCAAGGACATCAACTGGCAGTTAATATCCTCATCTATGCATATGAGGACGGTGTTCAAGATATAAAGCAACACGTGGTCACAGATGCTACAGCTCTAGTTCCGTTCAAAACGGCATTCACTATAGAGCAGACGCGGCAGGCTCTGAGCAAGGATGGTGCGGCCATTGTGACCCTCTCAAATACGACAATGGGAACACCATACACTCACATCTGCATCGGCGCTCCAGGGACAGACGGGACCGATATTGGTTACTTGCAGTCCTTGGTTGTGTATCCGGTTCAGCCGGACGCGGACCTACCGACGCTCTCCACTTAAGGAAGTAACTTCCGAATATTTGACTTGCGCAACGAACTATTGTAAAGCGTGAACGTTCATACAGGCGGGGGTTTAAAAGTGAACAGAGCAGAGGACCGACACATGCTCATTCAATCATTGAAGAAACACTTCCCCGCCCGCTATCCCGAGTGGCTTAATGCTGGGATTCTAACAAGTTGGGGCGGATATATCATCCTGCATCCGCAGATTTTCGATGAGCCTCCCACGTCGATCCTGTTCCGTGGCCTAAGCGACATGGTCGCTTACATGGGGTACACTCCCGGCACGGTATGGGGACTTGGTGCCTTCTTGATAGGTCTGATCCAAGCTTTCGCCCTATTCGTTAACGGCGCTTATACACGAACGCCCATCATTCGCTTGATTACAAGCTTTCTTTCTGCTTTTATATGGACGCAGGTTGTTGTCGGTCTAATTCATTCCGACCTACCGAATGTTGGTATTGTGACTTACAGTTGGTTCGTGATCTCGAATTTGGTTTCTGCGTACCGGGCCGGGATGGACGCGGTCTATGCGGAAAGACAGAAGCTCGATCATGAGAGGGAGATAGGAAGAAGTGGTTCAAGCTCCCGTCCTGTCTCCGGATTTAACATCAATAGCAACTAACCTGGGGATCTTCTCACTGTTCATTGGTGCGGCAGTTACAGGCATATGGAAGGCGCTCAAGAACCTACGCAGTGAAGAAGGATCTCCAGAAGCCGGCCATCGGGTTGCATCGGCGGCATTGGTAGAGACGACAACAATAGTGATGTGGTCCGAAACGAATCGTGATGTAACCCAGGCTCTTCATCGGCTGTGTGATCAGATGACGGAGCTGACGCACCAGGTAGAACGGCTAAGAGACAAGATGTGACCGACGCCAGCATTCCCTCGCTCCAAACAATGCATGACCCGCTGCCGGAAGCTTCATGGTTCTGGCGGCGGGTTTTCACATTCATTGTTACCGGATGTGTGATGTGGATGATATGGGGCGGGATCGCTCGTCTCGGTGCTACCGCGATCATGGACCCTCGCCGTGGCATTGGAGCCCTGGCCGATCTCTGCCGGTGGCTCCTGCTATTCAACGCTATGATGGTCACGTATTACATGGTCGCGCCGAGCGCCGAGCAAATCGTCAAGATGGTGCAGACGGCTTCGCTGTTCAAGAACAACGTGCAGCTTGCAACCCGTGGCGTACAGGAAGACGGCAAGACCGAGATCGCCACGACGGTAGGTAAGCCGCCGCAGCCTGAAGCACCGAAGGTTCCGGAAGTTACTTCTCCGTCAAAGAAAGAAACGCAGGTGTTGGAATGAGCGATTGGGCTGACGCGCAGCGTCGTATGACGGCGCTGGGGTACTATACGGGGCCGATCGACAATGATCCCGGCGAAGGCACGCTAGGCGGCGTCGTTAAGCTCTTAGAGATCGTCGAGAAGGCGACGGGACGTGTGGCACCTAAGCCGCTTGAAGTGCAACCGGCTGTCAGTGGCAACTATCCTCTGCCGACAGGCTTCAATCCTGATTATAGCTGGATTGGCAGCGTAGGAACGCTCCCGCGTATCCTGCAAGAGATGATCAACGTCTACGGCACCAAAGAGACGCCAGGAGAAGGCGATAGCCCGGTGATCCTTGGATGGGCCAAGGAAGTCGGGCTCGAAAAGGTTTACGCTCATGATAGTACGGCTTGGTGCGGTCTCACCGCGGCTCTGTGCGTCAAACGTTCTGGTTACGTGGCCGTTGCCGGTCCCTTATGGGCTCTCAACTGGCTTAACTTTGGAGTACGCTCTGATGTTCCGTCTTTGGGCGACATTCTCGTATTCGAGCGTTTCGATAAAGCCGGTAAGCGGATTGGCGGGCATGTTGGGCTCTATGTCGGAGAAGACGGACAGTATTACCATGTGCTAGGCGGCAACACCGCTGACAGCGTTTCGATCGCGCGACTGCTTAAAGGGCGCTGCGTTGGCGCTCGTCGGCCGGCGTACAAGAATCCGCTGCCACAATGGAAGCCCTATAAGGTTTCGACGGCGGGCGTGATCTCGGAGAATGAAGCATGATACCCGGCAAGATCCTAGAAGCGATCAACCCATATTCGCTCTACATCAAGCTCGGTTTTGGCATCGTGCTGTTGCTAACGGTGCTCGGCTTCCTGTGGTCGTGGCACGACCGTGGCCGGCGTATCGAGGCGCTGGAGAGTTGGCAGACGATCGTCATCAACAAGATCTCTGACGCTACCGTGCCTGACAAGAAGCGATTAAATCCGGCAGGTACGATCACCGGAATTGACGTGCTTGTTCAGAACCTTGCCGATACGAATCGGCAGCTCGACGAGATCGACAAGCAGGCACAAGCGGCCAAGGCGAGGGCGGATGAAGCCGATAAGCGACTCGGGTTGACGATCGCTGAGTACGATCGCCGCGCCGCAGCCGCGAGCAAGCGGATCGCGGATCTCAATAGCAGGATAGCGGCTAAGACGCCGGCCGAAGCTAACGCGGCGATCGCTGCGGACAGCAAGGCGGCGTGGGAGGGATGGAGATGAGGATTATCCTTATAGCGGCGCTGCTTACGGCCGGATGCAACGGCGTCCCGGTACGAACGGAGATCAAGACCATCAACGTTCCCGTGCCGGCACCATGCCCGGATAAGACGATCTATACGAAGCTGAAAAGCACTCGGCCGAGCCCGCCTCTACGAGATCTCCCAATGCCGGCGTCTCCAGAAGAGCGCGTGGCCAAGACCGCAGCTCAGCTCGGACTCTATGAGCGTGAGGGTGGATGGGCTGATCAGGTGATCGCCGCGCTCGATCGCTGTCAGGTTGCAAACCCCTAGAAAATAGGGTAAATGCAAGGGCGGCAGCGGAACGGTCCTCCAAAGCCACCTACGGGCGAGCCGCGCCATCCCTCGCAAAAGATGGCGCGGCTCCTTCCTTCAGAGCTGAGTTGGTACGATATCGAAGTCGGTCGGATCGGGCTTAGCGATGACATCCAAACCCGTCGCTACAGGACGGGCGAGCTTTTCCCGCTCGATAATGTCTACCACTTCGGCCGCTTCCTCGATCGGAGTTTTCTTCCGGCGATCGTTGTTGTTGTTGCCGTTCGGCATACTGAGTCTCCATGCATAGGGGCGGAGATTCTAATACATCCCAGCGACGATGGCAACGGAGGCAGAACATCTCGTCTTGTTGACGGAGATGCCTGCCACAAGTCATCCTTGCCAGCGAGAGAGCCAGGCTGAGAGCATTGCGTCTGCTTGCCTACGAGCATCACCTTGCGTGAACTTGCCGGTAGCGTAGGCTGCGCCGAAGAAAAGCGCCCATATAAATGGCTTGCTTTGCTCAATGCGCTCGGGTCGATGTTCGTCTTCCTTTTCCATAACGAACTCCTAATGGTGGAGCGGCGGACGGTTCCGCCGACGCTTAGGGGGCCACGGCACGAGATTAAGATCTTGCAATCTGTCTTCCCGATCGATCAAGCCCGCCGCTCCAATCACCCGCAGGTGATTCGATCAGATGTCTAGCCCATCATCGGGTACGTCGTCATCCCCTTTTATCGCGGGAGGCAGGATGGCGACTTCGTCGTCCTCCGAAATAACTTCCGCGCCAGGTATGCCGATGTCATCCTCTTCCTTGGCTGGCTTCTTCGCCTTCGCCGGCTTCTTGGCTGGCTTCTTCGCGGCCGGCTTCGGGGTTTCAGGGGCCGGGATCTCGACGGTGATCGTGATCGTTCCGTCGACAGCGGCGAGAGGCGTCTCCTCATCGTCGTTGACAGGCACGGCATCACGGATCTGCTTGGCCGCTGCCTTGACGATCTCCTTCATGTCGGCGTCCGACTCGATCGCAACGGTGCTCTGGATCTTCTGCATCTTCGGCCCGAAATTGGTGCGCAGCCTGTCCAGGCTCGGCTGGTCGTTCGCCAGCGAATAGGCCACCGCCGCGCGCATCACCGCGAGCCGGTCGCCCGCGTCCAGCGGCGCCGCATCGCTGTAGCGCGTGCCCAGCAATTCCTCGGCCTTCTGGCCCGCCACCGCCCAGTTGCCGCTCTCCCAATAGATGTCGGCGCGCAGGCGCTGGGTGTCGAACGCCGTATCCACCGCGGTCAGGTCGAGC